CCGTGTTAGACCATGTATTTATCAGCCTAGAACAGACTCAGCCACACAGCAGTCTCAGGATCACAGTCTATGACAGTGATATAGTGATCTCTGAGATCATCAAATACACAGTGTATGATACGCATGCGCCAACGAGTGAGCACAAGATCATGGCAGCGATCCAGTTGATCATGGTCAAAGTCAAAGGTATAGATCATGCATGTATTTACAGCGAAGCTGCGCAAGAAAATTTTCTAGCTGCGAAGCAGCAGCGCAAGATTGTTGTGTAGACGTTTTTTCCTGCGTAAATACAGGATGCATGCACTATACTCAAGACTGACCTCGGAATGGCAGGATCTTACAGTAACATATCCCTTATGGCTCGCGCATATAGCAATGGATGATGTCTACTATACAGCAACACTGGTAGTGATGAGTCTAGTGAGTTTTGCAGTGGGCATGATCATAGGTATAATACTAACTGTAGTCTAATGGCATGCGGGCCGCTAGAGGATTATATATGATCAAAAACGTCTACTACCTTATACACAGTGACACACATGAACGCTGTTTTAGATACTATGACACACTGGCTGGAGCAAGGATAGCACAGCGTATGCGTAATACGAGATTGGGTTACAAGACCCGTGTACAACGCATACTGGCTGAGGATCTAGAGTTTGAACAGTGTGTGAATAGTCAAGGCGCTGTAGTATTAGCAACATGGGCCATACAAGAAGATCATATAGACTGTGTGGAACTGATTATTTACTGAGCTAGGACTGCCATAAACACAGAGGTTGTTGCGAAGCGCAACTTCCCTGGGGTTTAAAACAGTGTATATACATAGGCCCCGCTGCACGGGATTAGTGTGTGTGCAAACTCGTGCGTTTGTGTGCATAAATGCTCAGTAAGTGTGATTTACTGTTGGCCTGAATGCTTGTAGAGGCCGCTACGCTGGCCGAGAGGTTCAAAATGGTAGTAAAAAGTGCAACAAAGTGTGATAAAGTGTGGAATTGTGTGACCATTTGAGCATAGCCTCTCCAACCACCGGTCTCGCGATCGTATACACTATAGATTCTACCCTGGGATCAGTCTAATTTGACGTGTTTTCACCATATGATCAGCGTGTTCAACTGCATATCGACTCTTATACAGTGGCCCCGCTGCGGGGTATTCATGCACACAGTGCTCTATACTATGTTGTATACGCTATACATAGGTATCATAGTCCCGTAAGTATCGCATTGAGGGATCTATCAGCAAACACCATGCACGTAGATGTTCAGGTATCCAATAGTAGATGATCTCAGGATCGGCTGTGCTGCTGATCCATCCTGAGTCTTGTATGGCTTCCCACACCCGTTGGCTCCGACCTTTGCTCACATACACACAGTAGCAGTAGACTCTCATCTAGTATATACCGCATATTGAGCATAGGCCCCGCTGCGTAGTATAATAAAATAGCCAAAATCCATTGACACAATAAGAAATCTATAGTATAATATACACATGTTCAAGAAAAGAGCACTGAGCCGCAGCAGAGATCCCATGCAACTATCAAACGCAACTATTATGACACTACCAGATGAAAGATACCGCAGCGTCCTACAGGCACGTAGACTGTTGGAAGAACTCATGGATCCCAGGTTGACTCCCAGAGTAGCAGCAGGCATACGTGATCGTGCTAGAGGGGCTCTGCGACACTATCCTTCAGAATGGGACATGAAGCGAGCTGCACAGACAAGTCCCGACGTATTCCAGGAACGCATGGAAGACCTGCACAGATTCGTGCTGCGAGGACAGCAGCAGGATGACTCAGCAGCTGAGGACCTTGTCAAGGGATACAGAGAATTGTAACACATTACGGGCCTCTAGCTCATGTTGGTTAGAGCAGCGGACTCATAATCCGTTGGTGCCGTGTTCGACTCACGGGGGGCCCACCAAACAATCTGACTGTAGCTCAACTGGATAGAGCAACAGCCTTCTAAGCTGTAGGTCGGGGGTTCGAGTCCCTCCAGTCAGGCCACGTTAACAGCTGCGCAGCAGCAAGAGAGAACTACAGTGTATCAGCATCCCAACCCCATGGACCCATTCGACGATGTTAAACGTTGGTACGCTGCGCTGTGGCCCATGCAGCGTGTGGGAGTGTGGCTGTGCTGCGCTGTGATCGTATACGCAGCATTCCGGTGGATCACGATCTAGTCGCGAGCGAGAGAGCGATGAGAAACCCAGGAACCCTCCAGGTTGTAGGGTCTTTTGGTTGACACTTTGGCTATCCGACGTTATAATACACACATAGCAACAAAGGAGCACAAGATGAGCTTAGAGACTTTTATGCGTAATACGGCTGCACAACAGCAACGTGAAGCTGATGACATTGCAACTAGTGTAAGATACACACTAACTGAAGCGTTGGCTTACAACAAAGCAAAAATTAAAACAAATAGGCAAAGCACACTGCAACTGAAAAACTGGTATGCAGAAGGCTACTACTTGCGTAGTAATGGCTTGTACTACAGCGAACACGGCGGTGTTGAAAGACGCAAATACTGCACAGCGTAACAATAAAAAGCCCTACTAACACTAGGGCTTTATCTTTTGGTTGACAGAATGGGCGATTGGTGCTATAATACAAACATGAACTTAGAAAAGCCCACCCGCAAGAAACGTCAAGACCGTACTCATATCATCTATGAGCTACGTGTCAACGGAGACAACTACATAGGAGTCACTGCCAAAACAGAGACTACTATTAATAAGTCAGTTCTTGCTCGTGCAGCCAAGCACTTCTATCGTGCCAAACGTGAGAACAAGGACTGGCTGTTGTGCAAGGCCCTGCGTGGTCTCAATGACAAGAGCGAGATAGAAGTGTTGGTTCATGAAACACTGCGAGGCAAGTCTGCGGCCCACAAGCGTGAGGTAGAACTACGTCGCGCAATTAACCCTACGCTGAACACGGATGTTCGTGGGGACTGATTGACAGCGTGGCAAAACACTGCTATAATACACACATGTTAACAAGGAGCGATATGATTACAGAAGACATCAACGTTATCGAAGGCATCAAAGCCCGTTTGAATACAGGCATGCTAGAGACCATGATCTACATTGATGCTAACTCTGAAGAGTTCACCCTGGCAGAGCTTAGGGCCTACTTTAGAGTCAAGGCAGAATTCCAAAAATTGTTTGAACCAGCCTAAGGAGACCAGCATGGCACAGGTAGAAGGCAAGACCGTCAAGGTTGGGGATTGGGTGGGCTTCAAGGCTGATGTTGAACAATGTGGGCAGATCATAGAGATCAAGAGCAGCTACATGGGGCAGGCTCTGGTCTTAGAGAACAAGAGTGGGTTCCACGGTGACTACATTGGTGGGCAAACAATAACCACAGAGCAGGCCAGGGATTGTTGGCTGGAAGGTTGACAGGGCTGCCGTTTGGTGCTATAATAGACACTTACACTAACAAACATAGGAGCGAACTATGAAAGCATTAGAGAAGTTTATAGAGCAGAAGAATCACTGGAACTCATTCTTCAAAGGCGAGCAATACGAGATCGCTACAGCCCAGGGTCGTCAACGAGTAGCGGACATGATTGACTCTGCACTAAGTCCAGAGAACCTTACCTGCGATGGTGAGCTGAGCAGAACAGAAGTCCAGCGCCGTTACAGGGAATTGATGACAGCTGCCAAGCAGTTGAAGAAGTTGGATCCGTCAGTTACATTCTACGAATACTCAGAGGAGATTGCATAATGGGCACACGATCAAGAGTAGCAGTCATGCATGGCGATGTCTGCAAAAGCGTCTATTGCCACTACGATGGCTATTTGGACTACACAGGCCGCATCCTGCAGGCCCACTACGATTCCACAGCAGCTAATGCACTGATTGCACGTGGGGACAATTCGGGCGTCAAAGAGACCCTAGAGGAAATGAACTTCTACGAGGATCGTGAAGCCCAGGGTGAGGACGTTCAAGAGTTTGTTAACAGCACTCCGTGGGCTGTTGCTCACAGCTTTGAAGAGTTCCTTGAGCAGGTAGTCGGCTGCTGCGGCGAATACTACTACGTGATGCGAGACGGGGTATGGTATGCGGGCGCTGTATACGACACTGAGGGCCTGATCAAGAACGGATTGGTAGCCCTTAAAGATGCACTAGAAGCCCTACCAGTTGAAGGGTGATTAATTAGGGGTTGACAAGACCCCTGATTGAGCATATAATAGATACTATGTTAACAACACACACAGGAGCGAAATCCATGCGTATTACACTAGCCCAGGGCCAATACGGCGCCAAAAGCAATCAGATCTTTCCAGGCATTGAGCTGGATATGGTTGGGGACTTTGTCACAGAAGCCAGCAATGGTTGGGAAGGCTACATCAAAGCCCGTTCAGGTTACAACATCAAAGGTGGTGGTGAGACCTGTAAGGTGCGATGCAACCAAAGTGACATCCAAGCAATTGCAGGAGCCCCTGCAGGTGTTAGCATGTTGCAGGCTCTGAACAAGCCCGTGCGAGCTGGCAAGAACGATGCCACAGTCACAGACTTCACCCAGGTCAAAGTGCCAGACTCTGCTGTCGCAGACGAAACTGATGAGCAGATCATCGAGCGTAATAGATTGCGATTTGAGATCCTCAAGGACATGACCAAAGCAGTTAAGACTGGTGACGTTCGTGCTATGATCGTAACAGGCCCTCCAGGTGTGGGCAAGAGCTTTGGTGTTGAAGAAGTCCTAGCCAAAGATGACTTGTTTGATCTCATGGGACAGCGCAAGCCCAAGTATGAGATTGTCAAGGGTGCTATGTCAGCCATTGGCTTGTATAGCAAGCTCTACAAATACAGTGATCCCAAGAACATCATTGTGTTTGATGACTGTGACAGCATTCTTTTGGATGACGTTGCACTCAACATTCTCAAAGCGGCTTTGGATACAAGCAAGAAGCGCACCATTTCTTGGAACACAGACTCTAGAGTATTGCGTTCCGAAGGAGTGCCGGACAAGTTTGATTTCAAGGGTGGTGCTATCTTTATCACCAACTTGAAGTTTGAGAATGTTCGCTCTAAGAAACTG